AATCCTGCATCCGGCACCATACATTTCAATGACTTAGCTGCTATTTAGGCCCCGGACGCTGTTGCGCCCTGTTGCCTCAGCTTTCCTGAGATTTCCGCCATTTACCGTTTGCGCTCGGCGGCTCCATGCAACACAGATGCTACATGGCCGAAGCGAGCGAAGTCAGAGCGGCAGCAGGATCGGACAGATAATGTCAGCTACTTATTTGTATGAGGCAGGCACGGGCCGTGCGTGCGCTTATTTTAATGGTGAGCATGTTTTTGAGGCAGGCACCGGAAAGCCACTGTACTACCGAAGCGACAATTACCTTTTCGCCCATGGGAGTGGAAAGCCTGTTGCCTACCAGGAGGGAAACTACTTCTTTGATCCCTCGACCGGTTCGCCGAAATGGTATCTGGACGAGCGTTAACCGTCAGAGCGTCGCACCTAGTGCACGGGTAGGATCGATCGGCTGTCCGATCGTGTCGCCCCAATCGTGCAGGCTGTAGAGCTGCACCCCGGCCTTGGTGACCACGGCCTGTTGAGCTTCACCCCCGATGCCACATCCGCCTTCGGCCCCGCTGCCATCGAGCGCGGCGACAAGCGGGCGGCATCGCATAGCCTGAAGCATCGCCAAACCGTCCACGTCCGGGTCAAAGCTGGCGGGTGACTTGAAGTCGACGGAACGGCCAAGCATGTCGGCAGGGTCGCCATCAGTGCTCCAGTGATGATCCATATGCGCCACGGTCCCGCGGGGCGTAAACGCCTCGGTGCCGTCCAGCATGTTGCTCACCAGGGAAACGCGGGCGATCTTCAAGCGAGCGTCCCAATAGGCCGTCACCAGGCGAAGGCCGGGTTGCTCGACGCCGCTCGCATATGAGCGGCGCTGAAAGTCATTGAGCACAAGCGGCATCAACTTAATCAGGCTGGTGGCGTTTCGAGCCTGTTGCAGCAGCATCTGTGCGTTCTGCAGGTCGGCCGGGAGCCCGCTGCCCATCGTGCATACAGCTGCCCAGGGAAAGCGCCCGGCACCTGCGAATATCTTGTTGTCGAACGCGATCACATGGCCGCGCTTCTCGTCTATCCAAGCTGTGTCGCTGTAGAGGTAAGCTGTCTTGCCTTGCACGACTGCGCCGACGGCGGTCATTCCAGCCACCTTGCGATCGGGCTGACCACTGAGGCGGCGACCGAAACCAGCGAAGCGACCGAAGCAACTGCAGTGGCGCTGGCGGCAATGCCCATACTCGCGAGTGCAGCCGAAGTGGCAGCGGGCGCCAGAACGCCTGCCGTGGCCACAGTGATCGCGACTACTCCGGCGATCGTTCCCGCGATCCTTGCGGCCTTAGCCACGCGCCAGCCTCCCCAGCACCTTGCCAGAGGAGCATCGTCGGCGGCCAGGCTTAGGCAGTACGGCAAGCGCCATAGCCGCCGCCGACACCATTGAGGCGACCGATGCCACGGCTGCTGCGCTTGCTGTGATGCCGAGACTGCCGAGCGCAGTAGCGGTAGCGGCGGGAGCGAGTACGCCAGCCGTGCCGATCGTGAGAGCCACCGCGCCTGCGACGACGGCAACTGTCTTGAGCGCCCGAGCCATTTAGAGCGCCTTTCCTACCAGCGCCCGCGCTTCGTCGGCGCCTAGGTCGTCGACCAGCTTTGCCGCTTCGTTGGTCGTCATCTCCGGCTGTTCGTGGAACAGGCCCGCGCGGATCATGCTGGCCAGGAAGTGCGGGCGGATTTCACCGCTCTTTGCCTGCTCAGCGTACAGGTCGAACTTCTCATAGCGTTCAGCCTCAAACGACGTGCGCGCCGTGTCGTCGAACTTGAGGTTCACCCGCGACGTCGCAGACTTTCGGTTGGTTGGTTCGGGCACTGCAGGCGGCTGCGGGCCTTTGGCGGTCCGCGGCTTAACGGTGCGGGTCTGTCTAGGCTTCGTCGCCATTTGCGGGTTCCTTTTTCCTACGGTTCCAACCTTCGACTTGCCGGACCTCTTCGGGGTCGAGCACGCCGCTTTCGATCGCGATTTTGTGAGCGGCCCAGCGGGTTTGCGGGTCGCCCCGCAGGAAGCCGGACAGGTCCAGCTCAAGCTCATATCCCGCCGCCAGAACCGTGCGTGCGAACTCGGCCTCGATCTTGCGGGCCATCGGGGCGAGCGTGAACTGCGCGAACCAGCGGCCCGCCGTCTCCGAATTAGTGAAAGTGTTGTGGCTGTAGTCCTGCACCAGCGGCGGCGGCACTTGGAACAGGCGGCAAATCTCTTCGATCCCGAACTTGCGGGTCGCGAGCAATTCCGAATCTTCGGGGCTCATGGAAGCCGCCTGCCATGTCAGTCCGCGCTCTAGGATCAGCGTCCCGCCAGCCCGCCGTGGCCCGCCGTGGCGCTCGGCCATGCGGTCCCGGATGCCCTGCGCCTGTTCGTTGGTAAGGTTGCCCTCGTAGCTGATGATCCCGCCCGGCCGTGCGCCGTTCTCAAGGAAGGCCCGCGCGTAGGCATTGCTGGCGTCCACGCCCGCAACCACGTCGGCGGCTCGGCTCAGGCGCGAACGCCCGACTAGGCCGTCATCGGTGCGGTCGCGAAGGTGCAGAACCTCGTCCTGTAACAGCCGCCGAAGATTGCCGCGGCTGTCGGTTACGTCATAGGCTAGCCGTCCGCTTTGCAGATAGACGACGGAAACGGTGCCCCACGGGATCCAGCGAAAGCCCGCTAGTTGACCGTTCGCGCCCCACATGACTTGCGCCAGCCCGTTGCCGGTCAGCAGCGCCGACGAAACGACGTGCTCAAGCCAATCCGGCCAGGTCTGCTGTTCGTTGACGCCGCTGCGCACGACGCGCGCCAGCGGGTGTGTCGGTGCTTCCACGCGATTGCCATCGCTGTCGCGGCGGTAGACGAGCGGTGGGACATAGGCGAGCGCCGAGCTGATCGCAGTCGTGCAGGCCAGAACCGCCGACAGGTTCTCAGCCGCGCGGGCGCTCATTACGCCAGTGTAGCCGATGCCAGGCGCAATCGCTCCCCAACTGGGGTCGCGGCGATCGTCGCGCTGCTCAAGCCCGAACAGCTCCAAGGCCCGCTGCATCAGCCCCATGCGGCAAGCTCGGCCATGATGAGGACGCGCTGGCGTCGGCGCGCCTCGCACCCATGCTGAAGCGCCCGCAATGCAATCTCCGTATCAGGGTAGGCAGGCCAGGCCGAAACCACGCTGATTTCGCGCAGCCCGACTTGAGTCAGGGTGCGGCGCTCGCCGCTCCATGTTTCGCCCCCCTTGGGCACGGTGAAGCCGAAGCTGCACCCGCCAAGGTCGCTGCGCTCGGCAAGCGCCAGCACGTCACGCCCGGCCTGTGTGTCGGGAACGTCAAGCGAGAATGCCAGGCCGCGAGTGTCTTCGCTCAGGCGCAAAGTGCCCGAACGGGTCCGGCCTAAAACCTTGGCGGGGTCGTGATCCATCAGCGCCAGCACGTCGCCAGCTAGAGCCGATCGGAAGGCGCCGGGTGCGATCGTTTCCACAAACGAACCCAAGCGCGCATCCGAGTTGAACACCGCGGCGTAACCCTCCAGGCGTCGGCCTTGGGTGCGCACCTCGCAAAAGGCGCGCCGCTCAATCTGAGAGTCCGCCACGGTGGTCATTTGCTTAGCTCCCGAGAACGCCGCTTGCCTTGCGGAACGACGCCAAATTGCGGACGCCGAAATCGATCGTTGCCATCGAGCGGATCAGGATGTTGCCCTTTTCATAGGCGCTCTGAGCGTAGGGGTTCACAAGCACGTCGATCTGCGACCAGATACCGACCAGAAAGTCGGTCCAGTCGCCGTAGATCAGCGCATGTTCGTTGGTGCCCGCGCCAAGGTTGTTAGGCGCCTGATTGGTGAACTCGACGCGCTCGCCGTGGAAGGTGTCAGCAACCGCGATCGGATGGGCGTCAGCATCGCGGATCAGGCCAGCCCGTGCCTTGATGCCGTTGGTCGACAAGAATGCGCGATTGCCGCCGACGTTCGACAGGTCCGCCGCTGCGATCATCGCCGCCGTGGTGGTGAACAGGTCAGTCGCATAGGCAACGGACGCGATGCCCGAGCCCAGCAAGCCTTGCGGCTCCGCTGATACGCCGCCAGCGCCGTTGATGGCCGCCGCGTCGATCTTCTGCCCGATGCTGCGAGCCTGCATCCGGCGCAACAGCGCTTCGATCCCAAGCGACGACTGTTGAAGCATCTGACGCGACACTTCGGTGATGACGCCGACGTGGTGCGGCGTCAGGGTCAGCTCGTCGAATGCGGCGTCATCAT